TACACAAACAAGCAGACAATATGGTCAGACGTTTGATAACGAGACAACCAAAGACATGGTCAAGCACCGAAGAGCAAGGTTCGATAACATGGCACCGGGATATCATGGATGTGGATATTAGAACAGGCGAGTGGTTGATACTGGCTCGAACAAACTACATCGCAAACAGGGTGGCTAGTGATCTAAAGGATCAGGGCTATCTGTACTGGCGCGAGGGGTCGGGCTGGTCGATATCACCAAACGTGTTGAGCGGCATCGAGATGTGGCTGGATCTATGCAGGGGCAGGTTCTTGTCTGCGGCAGATATCAAGAAGCTATCAACGCTATTGGTATCGGATGCCATAACTAAGTCTGGCAGGAAGAAGCTTGCTAGTCTGGATGCAGAAGAAACATATGGTTTCAGTGATGTCAAAACTCTGGGTGAGTTGACAGCAGAGATCGATACACCATGGCACGAGGTGCTGAAGGTGTCGGAGAACGAGCGGATATACATTACATCTGTCCGCCGAATGGGTGAATCTATCCTGACAGGCAAGCCGCGAATCAGGATATCAACTATACACAAAGCCAAGGGTGGCGAAGCAGACAACGTAGCTCTGCTGCTCGACTCTTCGAGGGCTTGTGTTGAGAGCAGGGATCAGGACGCTGAGATCAGGACATTCTATGTTGGCCTGACTCGTGCTCGAAAGTCTCTGCACATTATCGAATCACAATCATATTATGGGTTTCAGCTATGAAAGACAGACAATTCTTTTTGAAGACAGCAGAGCAGCTTATCAACGGTCCAAGAGCCAAGGAGTATGGCCCGGCCAGAAAGAACCACGAGCGTATTGCACAGATATGGAGCATCATACTCGAGCAGGAGATCACGCCTGAACAGGTGGTAGCTTGCATGGTGGGACTCAAATTAGCTAGATTAAGTGAAGACATGACAAAAGATGACTCATGGGTAGACATAATAGGTTATGCCGCCCTTGGAGGTGAGATCACAAACGATGGATAAGCAGATGAATATTCTTGACATAGATGTCAAAGAAGCTGCGCTTGGTTTTGGTGATGATGAGTGGGAGCCGCCGTCATCCTTTCCTGATCTCACAGGGTATGATCGTATCGCAATCGACTTGGAAACAAGAGATCCGAACATAACAACACTGGGGCCTGGGTGGTGCCGGGATGATGGCTATGTCATAGGCTATGCTGTAGCGGCTGGTGATTTCGTTGGCTACTATCCTGTGCGTCATGAGGATGGCAACCTGCCAGAAAAGCTGGTGGTCAATTGGCTGAAGAAACAACTAGCCACACCCAAGATCGAGAAGGTCATGCACAATGCCATGTATGATCTGGGTTGGCTGCGCTGGGCAGGGATCGAGGTTCAAGGACCGATAATCGATACCATGATAGCCGCGCCACTGTTGAACGAGAATCGTAGATTCTACAATCTCAACTCGCTGACAGGCGAATACCTTGGCGAGTACAAGAACGAGAAGATGTTACGGGCTGCGGCGGCAATGTATCATGTGGATCCGAAGAGTGACATGTGGAGACTGCCCTCGAAGTTTGTAGGCAGCTATGCAGAACAGGACGCTGCTGTGACTCTACGTCTGTGGGACAGGCTGCGTGTGGACATCAAGCAGGACGAGGTCACAAGCATATTTGAGTTGGAGTCCAGTCTGTTACCCGTGCTTCTTGAGATGAAAACTAAAGGTGTGCGTGTCGATATCGACGGGGCAGAGAAGATACAAAAGGATTTACAGATACGAGAAAAGAAACTGTTAGAAGAAATACGGGCCGATACCGGGGTGACGGTCGAGCCGTGGGCGGCTGCATCTGTGGCAAAGGCGTTCGATGCCCTTGGTCTTAAATACCATAGGACAGAAAACACGGATGCTCCCTCCTTTACAAAGCAGTTTCTTAGCAATCACACGCACCCTATCGCAAAGAAGATTGTGAAATTGCGTGAATTTAACAAGGCCAACACGACCTTTGTTGAGACAATACTTGAACATTCGTGTAACGGTCGTATCCATTGTGATTTCAATCCGCTTCGCTCTGATGAAGGTGGCACGGTGACTGGCAGATTCTCATCGAGTCACCCAAATCTACAGCAGATTCCGGCCAGAGATCCAGAGATAAAGTCTATGATCCGTGGCTTGTTCCTGCCTGAAGAGGGCACACAGTGGGGCAGCTTCGACTATGCATCACAAGAGCCACGGTGGCTGGCACACTACTGTGCTCAACTGACAGGCGTACACAGACACCCTCAGATAGACAGTGTAATTGATATGTATCATCAGGGCAACGCTGACTTCCATCAGATGGTTGCGGATCTGGCGGACATCACTCGCAAGGAAGCCAAGACTGTGAATCTGGGGATCATGTATGGCATGGGACGTAAGAAGCTGGCTGGTGTGATGGACATCGATGAGGCAGAGGCCAAGAGCCTGCTCGACAAATACCATGAGAGGGTGCCATTTGTAAAAGGCATAGCTGATCTGGCGGCAGATACAGCATCGAAGAACGGTTCGATACGCACATGGCTGGGGCGTAAGTGTAGGTTTGATATGTGGGAGCCACGGTCATTCGGATTCAACAAGGCCATGAAGCTCGAGGAGGCAATCAAAGAGTATGGCGGCAAGGGTATGATACGTCGTGCCTTCACATACAAGGCGCTGAACAAACTGATCCAAGGTTCGAGTGCCGACCAGACAAAGAAGGCGATGGTAGATTGTCATGCGGAGGGGCTGACACCCATGCTTACAGTGCATGACGAGCTGTGCTTCAGTGTCGAGAGTCAAAAACAATCAGACAAGATTGTTGAAATCATGTCAACTTGTGTGCCAGATTTAAAGGTGCCCTTCGAGGTTGATGCAGAACTGGGCAAAAACTGGGGAGAAGTAGGATGAGTTCGGGCTTATTATTAGCCGTAGGGTTTGAAGAAGCTGTGATTGGTATATCGGAAAGATGTGGTGATCCAAGCCTTGTTGCATACGATGCTGACAAGTGCATACAAATTCTTATCGATCAGGGTATGACAGATGAGGAGGCTGTTGAGTACTTTGATTACAACGTGGTGGGTGCCTATGTGGGAGAAAGGACACCCATATTTATATGGAATAAAACTATTGAGGAGATAGACGATGAATCTATGGGATAAGTTTGTGAACTTGTTCTTTCCGTGTCTTATCAAGAAACCGGAGAGAGCAAGAGATAAAGACGGACGTTTGATGGGAGATGATAAAAAGACTCCAACCATCAATGAAGCTTGGAAGGGCGGCAAAGCACCTGCCAAGAAACGCGGTCGTCCACCAAAGGCCAAGAAACGCGGCAGGCCACCGAAGAAGAAATGAGCGACTTCTCTGAGGCAAAGCTGTCTGTGGATCAGGCCGTCCAGGCCGTGACTCAACTGTTCTTGAAGTATGAGTCCGGTCTGGTGGACGAGGCTATTAGTAAGCTGCATGAAGTAGAAAGCCTGATTCAAAAGGCAGAAAGCGAGGTTCGAGATGATGTTTGAAGCGTTGGTAGTTGTCTGCGTATCAATGGCGCAACAGGAATGTGCTATTGTTGAAGACACTCGAGGACCATACATCACCGCAAGAGAGTGTGCAGACAGGGTGGTTGAGATGTCTTCTGATATTCTCAAGATTGACAACAGATATGTTATCCCAACTGGCCGATGTGAGCCTGTTGATGACCCAGAACGTCAATTCTCAGCGACCTGAAGGTATAATGGTACGTCCATTGTTCACGAGGTCCACGAGAATCGATGTTTTTATTTAGTGTTTTCAGTCACTTGCAAGGGCGCGCATTCTATCGACTAAGCGCCTTGCACGGTTAGGAACCTGTGTATACCACCTCGAGTCCACCATTTCGTCGGCTGCGGCGTTCCAATCACGAGCATCGACCCCGGCTTTCATGCCTTTGAACTTGCTGAGTCTGGGTCTACCCATGTTGAACATCATGTTTGCAATGATGTGTTGACATTCTTCGGGCAGGTCATCGAAGTCAGGGTACAATACTTTGCACTCATCGATGGTCACTGCCATGTCCAAAGTGAATAGTTGTTTGACTCGTTCCTGTTCTACGACTGTGCCAACGGGCTTGCCGTACTCCTCATCTGATTCAGTAATTAAATGACCGATTCCTGTCGTTGGCAGGCCAAGGTGGTCGAGATAAATCTCGTACTTACATCCTTCATCTTCCGCGATCTCTTCGCGTAATTTATCTTTGTTCATGGTTGTGACCTTTGAAATAATTGTAGAT